TAATAATCTGACAATACAAACTATCAACATTAGGTATACAATGATCGGGGGTAATAAATTTTTGTCCTTTAAGATTCAACAGGCGACAGAATTTCCATTCTGCTCCCTGCTTAAATCTCAAATAAGCACAATTTTTAAAAATTACCTCTTCTATTTGGCTATGCATTAAACCTTTCATGGATAAACATTGTGGTGTAGAATCAAAAGAATCTATTGGGTAACTTTCCTTAACCCACACATTTTCTTTTTCTCCTTTACCTGTAATAGTATCACCCCATTTACTAAAATCTGCACCTTGTTTCTTAACAAAGATAGTAGCCTTATATATTTTCAATATAAGACCAATTAGTAAAAATAATCCACAAACACACGCAACTGGTTTCATCTTAGACTTGTGTTCTACATAATTTTCATGAACTCTATTTTTAAGTTCTCGGAGCCTAATTTTAAGATACCGTTCAAAATTTAACTGTAAATTTGAACACAAAATGGGGAAAATACCCCAACAAATAAAACCATCCAAAATACGTGTGCATATGTAACTAAAGAAATAATTACAAGTACCCATTGCCAAAGTTTCTATGCCTAATTGAGGTTCAACACAAGAACAAAAATTGTTGGGTAATTTACACATATCACATAATTTAACTCGCTTAAGAGACATGGAATGTTCCACAACACGAGATTGATGTGCTCTATGTTCAGTAGCTTTAATTTTTATAAAAGCCAATAAATCGCCCATGGTCAAATCTTTTGCTACACTCTCCATCACAGCTTGCTTCATGATAGTACCCTCCCTGGGATTACCAAAATCTTTAGGTACAGGTTTAAAAATATCAAAAAACCAATCATCAGGAATCATACCTGGTTCTAATTGAGTTTTTGATGAATCTATCATGAATTTTTCCGTGACTTTCTTTGGTCTTACTCTAATATGATAAGGAACACGTCTAGAAGCTGCAAAAGGATATGTGAAATACTCATTACACTTCAAATCGGGAATATTGGTGGTTATTACCACCAACTCTCCTTTAAAGGGAGTCTGACCTTTATCCTCAAGAGAAGCCATATCTGGCATATAGGGCATATTATTAATAATACGAACTATATCCATTACAGATTCATCTACAAGATCTAAATCAGAACTCCACATTCCCACATCGTCCATAAATAATGACCATTGATCAGATGTAAAACCATCCCAAAATTTTGCTGTTGCACTTTTGGTATACTTCTCACATCCAGTCACAGGCTTATTGAATAAACTAGCAAAATAATAGTGTATTGATTCAGCAACCTTTGACTTTCCAACGGAGGAGTCTCCTTCAATTGCAATCGCAAAGGGTACAGGACGCATAGCTTGAGCGGATTCTCTAGACATCATCTTCATCTCAACTTTTTGTAAATTAAAGGTTGTCTTCCTAACAAGATTCCTCAAAGTTTTGTCGAGTTCACAAGAGTACTTATATATTTCATTACCCATACGTATTAAATCACGTAAGGTATATAAATACTCATGTAAATCCAAATTAAATGCAGTTGGGTTTGAAAGAAATTCTGCCTTGGATAGATGATTTTGAGCCTTCTCTAACCATATATCATATTCCATATTTGATACAAATATGCTTTTAGCATCCTTGCCTTCAAACAGAATAGAATATGATTTATCACATATGAAATGAATCAGATCAAGAATATAATACACAAAATCTGTGGTATAGCTTAATCTACTGGTATGATACACTTCTTGAACTTTCTTAACCTTCTCAATTGCATCAGAAGGTATAGGACCCTTATAAAATCCAACCGATGTTGCATACACCAAAATTTGAGTTATTTTTTTGAGAAGTGGAGAAGTTTGAACACGACTCCAATCTCGCAATAACTTTTAAACCCATCAAGGAACTCTCGTTCTCCTGATTGTAATATCGGTATATCCAACATCAGTTGTACATTTTGTAAATGTTCACTACACAACAATGGTTTTTTAGTATAATGTTTTACAAAATGAACAACAGCAAGGAAAACATCCATAAGATTCTGTACTCTTAAC